AGTAAGATTCGTCAATGTCTTTCAGATGCTTCACTTAATAACCCTTTATGACATCCTGCAAATATATTTATGGTGCGCCCACTAGGACTTGAACCTAGGACCTACCCGTTATGAGCGGGTTGCTGCTGACCAACTGAGCTATGGGCGCAAATTGGTACCCCGTGGAGGATTCGAACCTCCGACCTACGCTTTAGAAGAGCGTTGTTCTAAATCCGCTGAACTAACGGGGCATTATACTAACTATTCTTTTTATTGCCTCTTCCTGTTTCTCTTGGGACAGGAGGAAAATATCTTTGAAACTTCTTGTATAAGGAAACATATGATGAAGGGTAATCTTCTGCCACACTTTGTAGCGGCTCGCCATTTTTATACCGTTCATATAAGGTAGACAATTCATTAATCACTTGTTCTTTTTTTCTTTGTTTAGCTTCTTTTTTTGATTTTAACAAGGACTGTCTCCTTAACTTATCTTCGGCATAGCGACGAAAATCTATAATTCTACCTTCGCTCCATCCTTCAGGTAACGGTAAATTCTTATCTATTTTTTTTGATTCTTCTAACTCAACATTATGAATCCATCTTGTACCGTATTGACTGTTGCCTTCGCCTTTTTGAGATTCGGACATAGCTTCGGCAAATTTTCTTTTAAGCCAACCATACATTTTGTTTGAAGGTCGATTAGGAATCATCATCTGTGCTGCCATGGCAAGTGAATGGTTACCTGGATACATCTTAACCAATAACTGATGAGCTACATAATGTTCCTCAGGTGTTAACTCAACTAAGTTATCTGGTTCGTCACTACCTCCCATACAACGAGGTATAATGTGATGCGTTTCAGCGTAACCTTCTAATACTCTATTGTTAGCCTTTTCGATTAACAGAAAATACTGTTTTTTGTAGTTCATAATACTTTTAACCTTTTTATTTTATTTATCTTATTTAGATTAAAAGTGCCCTGCTCTACCGCTGAGCTACAATCCCGAAGTTTGGTGCCGACAGAAGGACTTGAACCCTCAACCTACGCATTACAAGTGCGTTGCACCACCAATTGTGCTATGTCGGCGTTTTTAAATTGGCCTCAGCGCTACCTTAGAAACTTACCGTATCGGGCTTCGTTTTACGCTATGACAGCTTTTAACTGAGAGATCATAGCAACTAAGACGCTGAGATAAATTGGCTCCGCGTGGTGGGCTCGAACCACCGACCCAATGATTAACAGTCATTTGCTCTACCAACTGAGCTAACGCGGAATTAATTTTTTAAAGATCACTAAAGAAGTAATATTATCGCTCATCTAACATAAAAAGTAAAGGAGTTTTTAAAACTATTTTGTTATTAAAACTAGCTCCAATATTCCTTAGGATGCCAACTTGTAACGTGTCTTTCTTCCGATAAATCGATGGTCTGGACTGGTCTATCAAGCTCTTCAGAACTTAGTGTGGACAAGGTATCGAAAAGCGCTGCTTCAAACGTGCTATACAGCGTTTCAAATTTTGCGTTGTATTCGTCGCAGATGTCGACTAGCGCGTCTATTACGGGATTGTCTTCAGACAAGCCTCGACGAACTTCTTCTATTTCGCTTAGGATATTCCAACAGGAATGGATATTTTTTTCTAGCTCAGGAAAATTCATGATATCTCTCACTTGAACTTTTTCAGTTGCTCTTCATACTCTCGAATTAATTTTTGGGCATGTTCAATCGCAGCTTGATTTCCTCGCTGCTCATAAACTTTAATGTGACCTTTCAGCATTTCAATTTGGTGTTCAATGACTTTTTTCATGACTACCTCCCTCACATCACTTAGTAATTATAACCTACTTATAATACCTTTGTCAAGTAATTTTTTCTTTTCATCCTTATAAAATTCACGCTGCCGCATCTCTTCTTGACGAGATCTCTCAGCATTTCCGTTGTCTTTTTCGTTCCAGCCATTGAATATGGGCACCAATTTTCGAGCATGAATAAGTTTATGACGGATAGTATACCTTTCCATCACAGTAAATACAACTAGAAATGTAAAATAATAATGAGCAGCCGTCACGTCAGAGCAGACGCATTCCACGACTAACTACAATAATTTAAGGGTTAATGTACCGCTGAATTTCTCATATACAAATGACAAAGGGACCGCTTGTAAGATTATACTCACAATGTTCTCCTTTAGTGAATGGTTTTGCACCCATCACTATTTATATAAAGGAGAATCGGGGAGGAGAGGGTCGTGTCGACACTTCACGTCATTTGGTTGGTATGACGCAGTTTAGTGGTTACCTGCACGACTCAGGTGAGCGTATAGCTTGCTTTATCGTTTCCCTCTCGCGTTCTGTCAATCGTCTACTTCAGCTCCTGCTCTCCATTGGTAACAGCTCCAGTACCGAGCCTTCCACTTTGGACCAGGATCGTCACAGTTGTGCCTAGCACGAAAACTCTTTCTTCTCTCAGGGTCGTCTCTTTTGATCTCAGAATTTGGATCACCAAAGTTGACCTTTACGACATTTCCTTTATCATTTTTAACGTAGACAGAGAACTTCTTTGGTCCCTTCGGTGTTCTAAAGGGGTCGTTTAACTTGACTTCTCTTCCTTGGTACTCTGCTTTTTCTACGACTAGCTCTTCATATATAGCTTCACATTTACAGTCGATCGAGTCTTCTCTGTGTTGCTTAAACGATTTCATTTTGGCATATCTGCTTTTACATTAAATCCTGCATTCTTTAGTGCTTCAACGCCAGCTTTGTACGCCGAATCATAATTGCGCCCATAATTCGACACATATATCTCTTGACCAGGTTTGAATGCTGCTTTAGCATACCTCACTAATTTACGAGGATCATTTGTTTTATCCGCAAAGGTTTTACCCTCTGGATCTTTATCCATTGATGGGTACTCTGATCCTTTTTCATCGTACCATATTTCAAAAACACCTTTACTATAGCTTATGTCTGTTTGGGCTTCATGCCCTCTACGACGGAACATTTTAATTGGGTTACGAGTCTCATCAAGCCCATCAGACTCAATCATAGCATTAATCCAGTCTTTACGATTAGGTACAGTGTTAAACACCACAACATACTGTCCTTTTTCGTTTGGATATTTCATGAGAATGCCTTCACGATCATTCCCTTGATCATCACTTGCTAGAAAGTGCATCGATGACCTATCCAACTTGTATGGTTTAGTAGCCATAATAGTCCAATCTTTTTTATCTAGCCACTTTTGTAGGCGACTAGGGACAACCGCTTCATTGACTTGTGCCTCGGCGATGTATTGACTAAACGATTTCATCGATTACAATTTCTCCCGTATCGACCGCATTGGTATGCGTCAGATTTCATTTGTTCCCACTCTTCTCGCTTGCGCTCCCAGACGCCTCGCTGATAAGCACAATCGACTTCGCTACCCTGACAACGAAACGCGGGAAACTGACCGCTAGCGCCGCTGTTTGGATACGTCATGGGTTGATTTTGTTGTTGGTTGCGATATTCATTTAGCGCAAATCCGCTAATCACTCCAATGAGTATACCTTGCTCGCGGTCACCCCAAGCACTTGCCTGAGCAGATGCGAGTAAAGCCGATGCAGCAACAACACTAATTAAAAGTGACTTCATATTACACTCCTTGAATAATAAAAGTATTTATACTTTACGCTCTTCATATTTAGCTAAGAGAACGTCCTGTAACGCAAACGCTTCAGCTTCCCACGGGCGATCGTAATAATCCATTTCATCTGGGTCAATAGGCTTTGACTTCCATGTACACATTTTATAGTCTAGCTCTTTTCGGACGTATTGTTTTACGTGAACCATCTCGTGCGCCAAGACGCCCATCCAGTTACTATAAAGCGCCACGTCAATCTCAAATGTCCGTGGGTCGATTATCTCGCACCATCCCTCGACGCTATCGTCAATGATGGCTTTATTGTGAACGCGAACCAAGATGTTCAGTTTAAATCGATCAATGCCTAGCGTCTTCACAAACGATGCTATGGCGTGATTGACGCGCCATACTAAGTGAGGGTCGACTTGACCGCCTTTGGGTCCAGTGACTTCAACTAGCATCCGAAGGCTCTTCTTCTTTAGAGTACATTACCCATTTTCTTCCTGGGTAACTCTCCTCAAGCTCTTCGATCATCGCTAGGGCTGCTCCAGCGCTCTCTACGGTGATGCTAAAGTCACCCATAACACCATCTACTTCATATGTTAATACCCACATACTATATCTCCTTAGCTTGAGACGGATCTTTACCTTTGTGTTTAACGTAACCTCGTTTCGAGGCTTTCTTACGATCAGTATGCACAGCCGCTTTGTTGAAGCGATGCGCTACTTTAGCTACACGATTGCCTTTCACTTCAACCTCCGGATTAAAAGAGGGCGCAAGCGCCCAAGGGACCTGGCTCAGGATAGACTCCCGAGACATGGAATATTTAGTTACGCAGCCTCTGCGACCCACTCTTTGTAAGTGATCAGACTGCTATCTTCGCGCTCAAACATCAAGACGTAGTTTTCGCGATTACCGTTTTCTTGAATCCACTGCTCAAGTTTTGCGACAAACTCATCTGAAGTTAGCCAGTCAAACTTAGTGTAACGAGTCGCCAAGAACTGGTTTCCGGCAAACACTAAGTTAATGGGCGATTCCCACTCCTCAACGAACTCAGACTCCACAAAGTCCACATCATCAACCACGTCAGTAGAGATAATGTACTCCTCCCAGCTCTCGCTGAAAGAAACGATGGACTTCTCAAGAGACTCCCAGAAGGGTTGCGACTGGCACTGCTCAACGGTAACACCGCGAACGATGAAGGTGTTGCCACCCTTGAACTTCCAGTACTGAGGGCACTCGCCCTGCCCGTCCCAGGCGTGAGCGCCATAGTTCTCACGGATTTGAGTATTGATAACGATATTCATAATATATTCCTCTTAGTTAGCACCAGCCCAGCGAACACACTCAAGATCACCATCGAGCACATTACCACGGGCAAAATTACGAGCAGGGGCAGACCAGCTAGCAGCTTTCAGAATGTCACCACGACGGAACTTCTTATCATTGTCGCAGTTCACTATAAAGCCCCAGACAGTACGCTGATTGCCAGCGCCGTCGATCACTTTAATGTACTTTCGACCTTTTTCAAACTCAATGCCATTGATAAATTCTTCAAGCATACGGGCTTGAATCTCAGTACGTTCTTCCCAAGAGCGACCACGGTTCTGGAATCGCTCATAATCACTAATCATTTCGTTCTTCAACACTTCAAGGGCTTCTTTCATAATCTAGTCTCTCTCAATCAACACAGTAACTATAAGATAACCAGCCTGAGATTGCAATGATTTTTTTAGACTGTGTTGTTATATGCTTAGAACTTTTCAGCATAAGAAGAGATCATGAAATCTGGCACTTCTCGCTTAGTCCAGCGAGCAAATCGAGCCTTGGCTACAGTATAGTACTTCTGATATGAAGCGATGCTGTCGCCCTTCACAATACACTGAGAGAACTGTTTCATTGCTGGTGGGGGCTGAGTAAAGCCAGTATTAGGAATGCGCTGTGGAGGCGCTGAGAGGACGTCAGACAGCTTCTGATACGTCATATGTACTTTACCATACCTGTAGGTATACTCGTGAGAGAGATAATACCAAAGGTTGTACACATACATATAGTTGTCGCGACTTGATCGAGTCCAGACTGTACTAGGGTGATTCATATGACATGCTTTGTAAATCAAGTCGTCATTTTGAGCTAATCGCCAGCGCTTGACTTTTCTGCCATTCTGACTTAAGGCAACGTATTCTTCACCGTCTAACATTCGGTGCGCGGTACACATTAACTGCGCATACTCAATGACCATTTTAACTACATGCTTATCGCAATGTAGCTTGGCGCATTCTTCAGGCGATTCATGTAAGTAAAAGATATTCATAGTGGTACCAATAATATAGAAAACACAAACAGCGTCACTAGACCTATAAGAAATGCTTTAGCAATTATTTTGAAGAACTTGAAGAACAACCAAACTACTGCTCCAAGCAAGCATATAGGTATGCCGTACGCAAGGAGCAGGAGTAATAGTAAGTCCATTAAGCAGCTTCAGTTACAACAGCCTCTACCTTAGCGAGAATAAGATCTTTCATCCAAACTTGAGCATAGGGAGCATCTTGAGACATTTCAACAGTAGCCTTTTCATCATTAAATAGCTCAAGGTCTTTAGCAATCTGTAAAGCAGAGGCTTTGACTGCCTCATAAACTTCACGATCAGTGCCTTGAATAATATCGCGACCCACAAAAATATCGTCTGGTTCTTGAATCATGGAAACAATCTCCATTTTCTGAGCGTTAAGCATGATATATCTCCTTCAAGTCATCATTATGTATTATACCAAACAGAAACGTAATTGTAAAGTCAAAAACCGCGCTCTCGTCGAAATTGTTCACGAACTTCCATGAATTTAGGCAAATGCTTAAAAGGAGTGTCAACGAATACCTGCGGTTCGCTATCATCTACGGCAATTACTGTGACGATTTTGCGAATGGGCACTCCCGTAAGCTCATAAAAACACGCAGCATATACAGATTCTTGTATCAGATAGTTCTGAATGTTTTCTAGTTTTTTTGGTCTGCGAGACGTTTTATAATCTATGATTGCTAGCTCACCGTCCCACTCTGCGATACAGTCGACACGCCCTGCTATCTCTAATCGATCAGAGTAGAGAGGAGCCTCCTGTATCCAAACATTATTTAGATGTTTGTCTAGAAGTGGTTTAATCGTATTAAACGTAAATAGATTAGCTGGCATGGCTTTTTTTGACCACTCGGGGTCATTGTTCACATAGTCTTCAGCCAGCTTGTGAACAGCAGTTCCTCGCGTTCCAGCTTGTGTTGATATGCGATTAGCTTCTTCTTCACCTACGCGCTTTCTCCACGCCATGATGCTATCGCGACTAAGTAAGCTCAATACTGTGGTAATAGACGGGTATTTCTTTCCAGTTGGAGTTTCGTATACTCTACCCGCCTTTGTAGTTTTAGCTTCTAGTTCTTGTAGAGGCTCTTTCATTTCAACATGATTAAACATATTTTATACCGAGAATACGTTGCTCGCTCCGCTAATGATTGTTCCGAGGTCAGCTGGGTCACCCACTTTATTGATAGGTCTGCCAGAGACAAATACTGTAGTGCCCGTTGAGCCTGTTGGCAACGCATGAGGAATACACTTATCGCCTACTTTGATCGTATGTACAACAGTCATGGTTCCGGCAACAGAGGTGGGGCGACCTATAGAAACAACACTAGAAATAGCGGGACCAATTGTAGTCACCGTAGTGCATAAGTGCCCAGTGACTACAGAGTCGCCCGTTCTTGCAACTGGTCTCATAGATTCAGTTTATCTCGCTGAATGATATAAGATTTAACGAGAGCGCTTCTAACGATGTCATTAGCTTCAAATTCTACGAACTTGAACTCTTTCATCCGATCTATGATTTTCATAAAGTTCGCTAAACCNGANTGTTCGTTGTATCGCTCGCTCGTTAAGTCGTCTTGTTTGACGTCGCCNCAAAAGATAATGCGACAGTTTTCGCCAACCCGTGTCATTACGGTATGTAATTCTTGATCGCTCATATTCTGTACTTCGTCAACGACAAGAATACAATCGTCNAACGTTTCGCCTCGTAGGAATGAAGTCGACATAAACTCGACTTGATTACGCTGCTTCAAAATTTCGTAGGCATCTCCTCGCTGAAACAGTTTGTTACANATATCGTAATATGGTCCTTCGTANACCTTCATCTTTTCNTTTTGAGATCCAGGTAAGAAGCCCATATCTCTTGAAGGTACAACTGATCGAATAATGAACAGCTTGTTGTAGTAGGAATTNTGCTCAAATATTTCGCTAAGTGAAAAGTAGAGCGCNAGGAATGTCTTACCTGTACCAGCCATTCCGTGAAGCATGAGATTNNATCCGTCATCCCAAGCATCAAANGCGTCTTCTTGCGTATCGGTCATNGGATCAATATCTTTGATCTTAAACCCTTTACCTAAATTGTTATTTTCGTCTAACACCCCTTGTTGTCTAAGTACTCTTTTCTGCCTTTTTGTTAACCTATCTCTTTTCTCAGGCATAAAGTTTCTTTTCCCTTTGTTATTGTAGTTTATCTGGTGTTGATTGTAGACTTAGTGAACCCCTTGGAGTTACCTTTCTTGATATGCTTTAGCAATGAATTGAAATTGTCGTCAGTCTTTCTGACACCAAGTCGCATAGAGTCACCAAGCGAGGGGGCACCAGTGATAACCCGCTCAAGATTAGGATTGTCCTCCTTAAATTGATCGTAGTCAGAAATTTTCATGGTAAAATCTACAGTTTCACCAGAGGTTTTATCTCTGAATGTGTATGTCGGCATCGTTTGATCACCTCTTTATTTATAATTATCGTTCTAAAATCGTATCGTAGATACATGACCAGTTAGACATTCGATGATACCCATCGTATCCTTTGTTGTGAGGGTGAGCCATCAAAAGACACTTTAGCCCTAAAGCCTCGCCGACTTTGTAGTTTTCCATCTTATCTTCTATCCAGTAGCACTCAGTGCCTTCGTACGGAGCCAACGCTTCGTCTTTATCAGCACCGCAGTCTAGATAAACGTACTTTTCAAAGACAGTAGGACCAAATAGCTCACACAAGTTCTTGGTTCGAAGGTGTTGAGCGTACTCATCGTTACTTAAGCTGGTGATAGCGTGGAACACATAGCCATGCTCTTCGTGTAACTTTTTAACGTATTTAATAGCGTCTCGAAGAGGAGGCAGCTTACGAATCCAAGCGGACTCGTTAAACATACGAATTAATCGCTTTGCTTCCGCTCGCTCAATCCCATACTTCACGTTCATTTTGTACTCGCCTTCACATACGACAGCGTATCCATGGCGAGCCATCCATTGGTCAAAAGAGTACTCCCAGTCTAGGAGTACTCCGTCACAATCAACAAGTATTACTTTCTCTTTTTTCATCCTCACCTCAGCCAAAACAACTTATAAAGTATAAAGTATACTCGTTAGTTTGTAAAGCATTTTCTTATATCAATTAGATATAAGTTTCGCGACGTTTATTCTTTTGTCTTCTAGCTTTCTGAATAGCGGACTTCTTTTTATCATACCGCTTCGCGTCTTTTTTGTACTCTTTGACGAATGATTGAGAGTCTTCGTCTTCCATCCATTCTCTAAACTTTCTGTTAGCCATGATTAATTAACTTTATCCTCTGTTGCTTTCTTGGGTCTACCGCGCTTTTTTGCTACAGCGTCTACTGGATCAACAATCGTAAAGCCGAATGCCTCAACCAATAGACTTGATGGTAGTTCTTTATATGGAGTCTTTTCGAGCATACGAACCAGTAACTTCGCGTCGTCTTTATCGACAGCCTCCAACATTTGAATGAAAAGAGTTTCTTTGCGTATTCTAGGCAAATTCTCGCCTTCTTTTCTTCCTTTAACAAAATACGCCAATTTTCTCGCTTCTCGATAGAGTAACCCGTGTGACTCATTTATCACCGACTCTGTATAAGGCGGTGCCACTTCCGGTAAGTCTAACTCTAAACTCTTATCATACATCAACAAAAGTATATTTCGCAATTCTTTCGAATTGTTCCTACGCAGAAAATCAACCTTTTCTTCTTTGGTTTTTAACTTTGAAGCAGTTGATAATATTTCTGCCATGGATAAAGTTGTCATCTTAAAACTCCTGCAAGTCTGCCATTAAGTGTTTCAATTTTTTATTCACAAAGTAGTTAAACAACTGGCTTCTGTCCTTTGTGTTCTCCTTTGCGTATTCTTCTAAAATCATATCTTTTACGTTTTCTGGTACTTGAGATAAGTCAATCAACATACGATTCCTCGTATAATTGCGCTTAACCTCGTCGTTCATATTATTTATGTTAGAAAATTCTTCAATCCTTTTCTTAGTCATAGGGCGCTGCCTTTCGCCGACTACAAGGCAGTTATCCGGAGATAGTACATTGGGTACGCCATCTCCCGTATCGCCCTTGAGGACGTGCTCAGTCAGGTACTGCTCTGGGTTATTGTGAGTTATCCAGCGCTTTCGAGTAGGATCATATTGCTTCACATTCATATAAGTGTGTAGTTGTATATAGTCCTTATCACCAGACAAGATCAAAATAGGCTCACCAGTATTCAAAAGCGTTCCTTCTTTGTGAACAATAGTGCCTATAATGTCGTCAGCCTCGCAGGAATCCAGCTGAAGAACTTTATATGGAAAGAACTCTTTCAACTCGTCTCGAATGTTATTCAGCGCTGCAAACACAGCACCCCAGTCAATCTCAGATTGCTCCCTAGCCTTTTTACGAGAGGCTTTATAATAAGGGAATAGCTGCCTACGCCAGTAGTTTTTATCGTCACAGCAGATGACTAACTCACCAAACTCGTCACGAAACTTCATTCGATTAGCGCGTAATGAATTAAGCACCATATGTCGAACCATATTTTCGTCGACTTCAGCGTTTTTGTGATTACCTAACTGAGCCATCATGTTAGAGATCATCACTTGGTTCATATCAACAAGTATCATTTTATGATTCCGGTATTTTATCTTCAATAAATTCAGAAAGTAGTCTTTCGTAGTTTAGAGGATCACCATTCTCATCTCGAAACAGCTTTTCGGGTATTTCTTGAAACGTATACTCTTTACCAGCGCATCGCATAACCATAGAATGACAAGATTCAATGATCATAAGAATATCGAGAATCGTTTTAGGATCTTCTCCTACATCGTAGCCAGATTCGGCTAAAACTTCAATGATGTCGTGAGCAACATCTACGCCGAATGTCATCGCAAAATAGGTATCGTCATCTACGTTTTCAAGCTCTTTTTCAAGCTCTTCGAGTTCTTTCTTTTTCTCAAGGCGCTTATTAAAATCTACAACTTTGGTCATTACAAATTTCCTTGATAAGGATTCCCTTCGACTTTTTGAAGGCTATCCCATCGAAAGGATCTCCATCCGCTCACATCAACATCCCACACAGAAAGAACTGAATCATTCTTCTTTTTAGTGCCTTTACTCTCGACAACGGGAGTAATCTGTTGATCCAATGTAGCATTCATTTCTCGGACAGTACCGTCTTTTTTCAAGAAAGAAATCTTCACTACAGAAGTCTTTAGCTGTTCAATCAATTGCTCTTTAGTCATTATGTTGCTCCTTGTGTTTTTCAATCCATTCATTAACTTTGTCGGCAAAATCATTGTAGCCGACGATCATTTCATCATTCCAATACACTTGGGGTACAGCTTGACGATTTGTGGCTCTACTAAAGAACTCTTTCTTATTCTCAATCGTATTTAAAAGTTTATATTCGTAATCTAACTCTAACATTATAGCAAGATTCTTGGCTTTTTCGCAATAGTGGCAGCCAGTTATACCGTAAATAGTTAGCACCTTAGCCTCCTATTCGTTTTCGACTCACTTCAATTGCTCGACTTCCAAACCAGAATGAGATAATCGCAGCAAAAATGGCTTGCGTTTCCTCGTCCCATACCACATCTATTGCTTGCGCAAATGGTACAGGTTTGTCTGTGTTAGGCGGATTCATCGCCTCATCTAACGCAGCGATCTTTACGGCAGCGAACAGAGCAAAGAAAAGATACGTTATAGTAGGACGAACAGAAGACCGAAGCCAAGCTAGTGGACCTTTTGCGATAGCGATATCGTGATTGATAAGGCGCTGGTGCTCATTATCTTCAGCCATGGCATGAAACTTAATGAGATCGATGTCAGCCCTTTCTCGCATTAGATCAGCCTGCATCTTCATCACTTCTAGCTTAATTTTGTTGTCTTCCTTTTTCTTGAAGTGTTCTAGCACTCCAGGGACAACAGAACCAGCAAAGCCTATTATTGATCCAATGATTGATAACATGCGTATGCCTCCTCATGCTCTTCCATACCGCACCAAGAGCATGGTTCATTCTTGCCTATCATGAGTAGTCCGTTATGTTCACATTTGTGCGACCAGAACTCATCTTTGTTTTTGTTGAAAATGCGTTCCCAGTTTTCTTCAAACTTTTGGCGGTCAGAAATGGGTCGAGGTTTAGATCCTTTGCCGCCATGCCAAGAAGTGTTAGCCATCAGCTTGCGCCTCATCCGTAATGATACCCGTTACCGCTTGATGATATGCGCCCAATACATTTTCGCTAGCCTCAGTAATGAACACTAGACCGCCTGAAAAGAATGTTACGCTAGAGGGGCTTTCTTTACCCGTTACAGCAATACCGTTACCAAACCCAAGACCAGTCTCGTTATTGACTAGCATCTTAGGATCAGCAATCACTAAGCTATTCTCGTCACGCTTCACAAATTTACCGACATACTCGCCAGTAATTGTCATCACAGTAACCACATCATTTTTCTTAAAGCTCATATTAACTCTCCAAGTCAGTTTCTTTCACAAATACGCCGTCGACCATACGACCTTTACGATCCTTGATATCATTATAAGCTACTTCTACGCAAGAAGTCAAGCTCAATCCTTCTCTTTCGGCAAGGTTAACCAAAACGACAAT